ATGAATCGTTACCGCAACAAGTTGGTGTATGATGCATCCACTGGTGAGATTCGTGACGACAGAAATCATATGTCTATGTTAGAGGATTTCTGGTTACCTCGTAGAGAAGGTGGTCGTGGAACAGAGATTACGACATTACCTGGCGGTGCAAATCTTGGTGAGATTGATGACATCAAATATTTTCAGAACAAACTGTATCGTGCATTAAATGTTCCTGTATCTCGTATGGAGGCAGAAAATAATTTCAGTCTTGGTCGTTCAACAGAGATTACAAGAGATGAACTCAAGTTCACAAAGTTTGTACAAAGGCTGAGAAAGAAGTTCACACCACTCTTTACAGATTTACTCAAGACACAATTAATACTTAAAGGAATTGTGACTTTAGAAGAGTGGCCACAAATAAAAGAACACATTCAGTATGATTTTTTACAAGATGGTCACTTTGCAGAGTTAAAGAAAGCAGAGATACTTAAAGAACAGTTAGACACTCTACAAACAGTTGAGTCATATATTGGAACTTTCTTTAGTAAGAAATGGGTACAAAATAATGTGTTGAATATGACAGACAATGAAGTAGAGGATATGCAGAAACAAATTAATAAAGAGGCTGGACTTGACCCAGATGAGGGTGGAGTTGAAGTTCCAACTGATACCGATGGCGTAACAAGATACCCATCAGTGGATGGAGCTCCAATACCAGCAGATGATTTAGCTAAGTATCAAGGTGAAGACCCACCAGATGATAAAGGAGAAAAATAATGGATACAAGTAAAATTGTGGACGCGTTACAACAAGATAATAATTTAGATGCAGAGGCACAATTTAAATCTGTAATGCAACAAAAAATTGGTGATGCACTTGAAACAAAAAGAAGAGAGGTTGCAAACAATTTTGTTAAGACACCACAGGCGGAGAAAGATGAAGAAGTTTGACGAGTTCTATATTCCAGTATTGGAGAAAGATGAGCACAAAAAATCTAAGGAGTATAAAAAGCTTTCTCCTAAGATGAAAAATGCAGTGGATGATATATTTAAAGTTATGGACTCTAAACCTTCAGATTTCCTAAATACTTTTACTAAAACTATAACTACAACCTCAAAAAAGTACAGAGTTCCAGAAAAAGAACTCATGAAATATTTTGAACGAGAAATGTTAACAATCTAAGGAACGGATATGGCTTTAAAATTAGTAAGGTTCATAGGCAGTATTACATTAGGTGACGATAATGCCTCTGGAATCGAAATCGGTAAATTAGGGGGAGGTTCTGTTTTCAGAATAAGTGAGTTTGGAGGTCAAGATATATTTTTCAAGATTACACTTAATTCAGATAGAACAGCAGTCACCGCAACAAACGGAATGTATTTAAAGGCTAGTACATCAATCACAGTAGTTCCAGAGGAAATAATAAGAAATGGTGAAGGAAAAGCATTATTAGATGGAACAGATAGTTCGAGTTCAGACGCTGGTTCTTTTATATCAATGGAAGATGCAACTGATGAATCAAGTAATGTTGGTAATGCACTTCAATATAATTTCGGACAAACCTCTTACTTCATTTCAATTATTAATGAAACTGCTGGTAGTAACGGTAAAATTTATGTACAAGAAGTTGCACAACACGACAGTATTTAAAGGGAACTTAGTATGAAATTAATATCAGAACAAATAGAGGGTATTGAGTACATCACCGAAGAAAAAGATGATGGTGAAAAATCTTATAAAATAAAAGGTGTGTTTATGCAGTCCGAAGTTAAAAATCGTAACGGACGCGTATATCCATTTGAAGTTCTCAACAAAGAAGTAAAGAGATATAATAAAGAGTACATTGACGAGAAACGTGCATTTGGTGAGTTAGGACATCCTGACGGGCCAACGGTAAATCTTGAACGTGCATCTCATATGATTACCGCACTTTATCCAAAAGATAAAAATTTTATCGGAGAAGCAAAGATACTTAAAACACCAATGGGTGAAATTGTTAAAAATCTCATGGACGAGGGTGCAAAACTTGGTGTGTCATCAAGAGGTATGGGTAGTTTAGAACAAAAGAATGGTGCAAACTATGTAAAAGATGACTTTTACCTTGCAACTGCAGCCGACATCGTTGCAGACCCATCTGCTCCAAATGCATTTGTTGAAGGAATTATGGAGGGTAAGGAGTGGGTTTGGAACAATGGTGCGTTGGTTGAAGAAGAATTAATAAGAATGAAGAAAAGAATAAACGAAAAAGTCCGAAAAAGACACGCAAATCAGAATGCATTAGAATTTGCTAAGTTTTTAAAACTTTTATAATTTATAAATAACTTTACAAACATATTACAAGGAGAAATCCCCATGGCTAATGAGATAGAGAAAACCATTGAGGAATTAGAAGCAGAGGTCGTTGCTGAGTTGGAAGAGGCCAATGGTGCCGATGCTCCTAAGAAATCTGCTGTCGCTGCGGAAAAACAAGACAAGTTAGACAAAGTAGACGGTGATGAAATACAAGACACTGGTGATAGTCCATCTAAACCAATGGATAAAACCAATCCAACGGCAAAGGCTGTTGCAAAAGCAAAAGAAGTTTCTGGCGACCCAGCACAGAAATCAGAAGGGAAACCACAAAAAATGAGTAAAGCAAAAGACGCAGGTCAAAATAAACCTTTGGCCAAAGAGGGATATTCTGATGAGGAAATCAGAGAGTTGTGTCACTCTAAAGACCACGACTGTGCTGTAGTTGTAGAACATCCTGAGTGGGGTAAAGGTAAACCAGTTCATGGTTCACACGCAATTCCAGATGACGAAGGGAATGTTGAGTGGTATGACGTTCAGTTCAAACACGGTATTGAAGAGAAAGTCATGGCAGAGGACATGAAGATTGTGGTCTCTGAGGCTCACCATGAAGATATGCATGAACCAAAAACTAAGGCAGAATACCTATCTGCTATGAAACATATGATGGATGGTATGCATAAAGAAAAGAAAGACACACTCATGGCCATGTACAATGGAATGAAAAAGTCCGCCGAAATGGCACATGGTGATAAAGAAGAGGAAACCAAAGAAAAGAAAGAAGCAATTGAGAAACGTGTTAAGTCCGTTGACGTTAGGGAACACGTTGATGCACTTATCAATGGTGAGGGAGACCTTTCAGAAGAATTTAAACGTAAGGCTGCGACAGTCTTTGAGGCGGCAGTTAAGTCCAAGATTCGTGACGAGGTTGTTAGACTTGAAGACGAGTATCAAAAAGAATTAGAAGAATCTATAGGCCAGACAAAATCAGAGTTATCAGAGAAGGTTGATACCTATCTGAACTACGTTGTCGAAGAATGGATGAAGGAAAATGAACTTGCAATTGAACGTGGATTAAAAGGTGAGATTGCAGAAGACTTCATTTCTGGATTGAAGACTCTATTTGAAGATCATTATGTAGATATTCCAGATGAAAAATACGATGTACTAGAAGCACAATCAGAAAAGATTACCGAACTAGAAGGAAAATTGAATGAGGCAATCGAAAAAACTGTCTCATTAAGGAAAAACAATGGAGTTCTAGTTAGGGAACAGGTCATTCAAGAGGCAACTCAAGATTTGGCCGATACAGAAATTGAGAAGTTTAAGTCATTGACTGAGGACGTAGAGTTCACTGACGAAGATTCCTTCCGTAATAAGTTGGAGACTTTAAAGGATAACTATTTTCCAAAACAACAACAAGTGACTGAGACTATTGATGATGTAGAAACTGGCACCGCACAGGACGTTGACACAACTAATTCAATGAGGGCATATATGTCTGCAATTGGTAAGTTTGGCAATAGTGCAAAGTAACAGAAATTATAAATAAGTAGAAAATAACAAGGAGATACCAAATGTATCAAACAGAAAATCTACAAGAAAAGTGGCAGCCAGTCCTTGCACATCCTGATCTACCAGAGATACAGGATTCGTACAAACGGGCCGTTACTACTTTAATTCTTGAGAACCAAGAAAAAGCACTTAGAGAGGACAGAAACTTCCTTTCAGAGGCTGCACCAACAAACGCAACTGGTGGTTCAGTTGATAATTGGGATCCAATTTTGATCTCATTAGTTCGTAGGTCAATGCCAAACTTAATCGCATACGACATTTGTGGTGTGCAACCAATGACAGGCCCAACAGGTCTTATCTTTGCAATGCGTTCTCGCTTCAGTTCACAAACTGGTGCAGAAGCACTTGCAGACGAAGCAATGCCAGACTTCACTAACCAGAACAAGGCAAGTACAACAGGTGGTGGTGACGTTACTGACACTGCAACTAACCCTGCTGTATTGAACGACAGTCCAGTTGGAACATATGAGACCGTAACTGGTATGACAACCGCACAAGGTGAAGCATTAGGTGATAACACATCTACAAACGTCTTCGCTGAGATGGCATTCTCAATCGAGAAGCACACTGTTACTGCT